GGGGACGCCAGTCTCGCTCCGTGGGCCCACTCGGAGCCGTGGCAGCGGGAGAGCGTCTACATCGGTGTCAGGGAGCACTTCGATAACCCCGGGATGACGCCGGAGCAGAGCCACGAGAGATGGCTGGAGAAGAAGGTCGCGGACGGGTGGAGGTATGGTCCTGTGAAGAACGGGCAGTTGCTGACACATCCGTGCATTGTGCCGTACTACCAACTCTCACCGATGCAGAAGGCTAAGGACGCGATCTTCACGGCGATCTGTCACGCGATGTTTGGGACGGAAGAGTGAACGAGTTTGAGATGTACACGAAGTTTGGCGACATGCGTATTAGAGTGAACAGCGAAACTCATCGTGCGCATGGCGGACTCTGGTTGGAGAACGAAGCAGGAGAGGGTACGAGAATTGAGCCCGATGATACGGAGTTTACTAAACTGCTAGAGGACTACTTTCGCGAGAACTTCTGATGCCAGCAACCGAGCTACAGCGATTCAGCGCCTTCGACTACTCGAAGCTGCCGACCGTGGATTTGAACAATCCGCCGAAGGCGCTGAAGCCGTATCTCAGGGGCTTGGAATCTCTCACCGACGAGGAGCTTCACTTCCTTCGGTGGCGGATGCTGTGGAAGTCTATGGCGAGGCAGAAGCAGCTTCCGCCGAAGGAATTCGAGAGCTTCTTGAAGACGATTTGGGGCGTGCGATCTGGGCGGGGGTTCGGTAAGACTCTGCTCGCAGCGAATTGGATCGGCGGCGAGGCGTGGGAGGTCCCAGGCTTGTATGCAGTGGTCGCGCCGACTCACGACGACGTGCGCCACACCTGCTTCGAGGGGCCGACGGGTATGTACTCAGTCATACCGTCTATCCTTATCGCTGACCGTAATCAGAGTCTTCCCAGCATCACTCTTACTAACGGCTCGTTCATAAGGGGCTTTGCCGGGGATACTCCGGAACGACTGCGAGGGCCACAGCACCACAAAGCGTGGTGCGACGAAATTGCGTCGTGGAAGTACCCGCAGGACGCGTGGGACAACCTGTGGTTCGGCCTGCGTCTCGGCGAGCATCCTCAGGTCGTGTGGACCGGGACGCCGAAGCCGACTCCGTTCATGAGACGGCTCGCGGTGGATAAACATAGTGTGAACGTCGTCGGTTCTACCTATGAGAACAAGGAGAACCTGACTAAGTCGTTCTTCGACAATGTTTCGAAGTATGAGGGTACGAAGGTCGGTCGTCAGGAGCTGTGGGGGGAGATACTAGACCCGGAGGAGGAGGGCATTGTAAAACGCAGTCAGTGGCGCCTCTGGCCCGCAAACCGAAAACTGCCGACGTTCGAGTTGATCCTTATGAGTTTGGATACTTCGTTTACAGAAAGACAGCATGATAAGAAGAAGCAGGAGAACGATCCCTCTGCGTGCTCAGTATGGGGTATGTTTGAGTATAAGGAACGGGGCAGGAAGACCGGCGAGAAACACGTGATGCTCCTGGACTGCTGGGACGAGTGGCTTGGGTTCACGGACCTCATAAAGAGGATAAAGAAGGAGCGGAAGCTGACGTACGGCGACGCGGATGAGCCGTTGCTGAGACCAAGAGGTGTGAGGGTCAAGGATAGGCCGAGACATCAGGGCAAGTCGATTGACATCATACTCATTGAGGAAAAGGCTAGCGGAATCTCGGCGCGCCAGCAGCTGGCGAAGGAGAACGTCCTGACACACGGCTATAACCCTGGGAGGGCGGACAAACTGACGCGCCTCCACATCGTGAGTCCTATGTGGGCCCATAAGAGGGTCTGGGCGGTGGAGAGCGATGTGAAGCCAGGTCAGTTCAGGTCTTGGGCCGACGACCTCATTACTCAGGTGTGCAGCTACATCGGAGAGGGCAGTATCGAGTACGACGACTTGCTAGACACGACTACTCAGGCCCTACGGGTCTTCATGGATAAGCACATTGGTCCGCTCACTGTGAAGATCGATCCTGTGGAGATCAAGCGGCATCAGGCGCGTCTTAACGCGAAGAAGCTTAAGAGGCGTCGGTCCGGCGGACCCTATGATAGTTAAGACAGGAGCGTACGAGTGAGTGTGACACCAGAAGATGCAGTAGCCGGAGCGGTCATGAGTTTCGACGACGTACCGCCTGACGTAGAGATCACTGACGACGGTGGTGCCATTGTGACACTTAGTGAGGAGGAGGAATCTCAGCCGTACGAGTTTTACGATAACATTGTCGAGATGATTCCAGAGGACGTACTGACTACGCTTGCTACAGACCTGGTCGACTGCGTGACGAGAGATAAGGAGGCACGCAAGAAGAGAGACAAGGAGTACGCCGAGGCGGTGAAGAGGACTGGACTTGGTAAGGAAGCTCCGGGGGGTGCAGAGTTCGAGGGAGCGAGCAGAGCTGTCCATCCCCTATTGACTGAGGCCACTGTCGACTACGCGTCTGTTGCGATTAAGGAGCTCATGCCGCCTGACGGCCCCGTAAGGTCGTATATACCTGGAGATGCGTCAGATCTCGAGAGGCTCAAGAAAGCCGATCGAAAGAAGGACTACATGAATTGGCAGTTCTTAGAGCAGATGCCGGAGTTCAGGCCGGAGATAGAACAGCTCTTATCGCAGTTGGCTCTGTCTGGGTCGCAGTACATGCGACTGACTCCGGACTGGTCCAAGCGTAAGACTCGCGCGTGTCCCAAGTTCGTACCCCAGGATCAGGTCTCTATACCGTATGCTGCGTCTAACTTCTACACGGCGGAGCGGCAGACCTACCATGAAGAGATGGTTAAAACAGAGTTTGAGGCGCGTATCCGCGACAATATGTACAGGGACATTGCGCCTTTGGTGACCAGCCAGCCGGTAAAAGCGACGGAGGCCCAGAAGGCGATAGATAAGATAGAGGGGAAGGAGCCTTCAGACTTTTACAATAAGGACGGCGTTCGAACGGTCCACGAAATTAACATGTGGGTTAAGTTCGAAGATGATGATGCTAACCCAGATGATTCTCCAGCTCCATACTTAGTTAGTCTAGACGATCCTACGCATAAAATAGTTAGTATCGTTCGAAATTGGGAAGAGGATGATCAAGACTTTGAGAGGATGCAGTGGACCGTTGAGTTCGGATTCATACCTTGGCGCGGGGCGTACTCCATCGGCCTGGGTCAGATGATTGGCAGTCTGTCGGGTGCAGCGACCGGCGCGCTCCGAGCACTCTTAGACTCTGCTCACGTCAATAACCTACCGACCCTTATCCGGCTCAAAGGCTCGAACTTCATGGGCCAGAGTAAGGAGCTTAGTGCTACCGAGATTACAGAGATAGACGGTGGCATCGCCGGGGACGACATCAGGAAGTTGCTCATGGCGGTTCCGTTCAATCAGCCGAGTGAGGTTCTGTTTAGTCTGTTAGGATTCTGTGTCGACACCGGTCGCGGTATGGTTCGCACGACGCTGGAGAACTTGTCTGAGAACAACCTTAATCTGCCTGTCGGCACTACTCTCGCCATGATAGAGGAGGGGATGAAGGTATTCAGTGCCATACACCTCCGCTCACACTATTCTATGACGCAGGTTATAAAGATACTTCATAGGGTCAATAAAATGTACCTTACGGAGGACGAGGTGCGGGGTGACCTCGGCGAGGTGCTAGCATACAGGGAGGACTTCCAAGGTCCGATGGACATCGTGCCGACCGCGGACCCGCAGGTCTTCAGTGACGTCCAGCGGATAGCTCAGCTCCAGATAGTGCAGCAGAGGGCCGACGTAGCGCCGGATCTGTACAACAGGCGTGTCGTAGAGAAGAGGCTGTTAGACCGAACTAAGATACCTAACCCGGACGAGTTTCTGATACCAGAGCAGAAGGTCGAGCCGATGAACCAGGTCAATGAGAACGTGGCTATGGCGCTCGGTAGGCCTGTGGCGGCATTCCCAGACCAGGACCACCTAGCTCACATAGAGGTCCTGTTAGACTTCATCATTAGTCCGACGTTCGGACAGCTTCCTATCATCGCGCCTACGTTTTTACCAGCTTCGATGGAGCATCTTAAGGAGCATTTGGTCTTGTGGTACGTGGGTTCTAACTTCGAGCTACTGAAGGAGGCTACAGGTATGGACGACCAGGGGGTGCAGGTTATAATGAGTGAGCAGGACCAGGAGACGAAGAACGAACTAGACAGGACTCTCGCGTCTGCGTCTTCTATGGTATTAGACCGATCGCATGAGTTGTTCGCGCAGATACCTGAGATTATCACGCAGGTCCAGCAACTCATTGAGACGTTCAAACAGCCACCAGAGTTGCCGGTCGACCCGAATGCTATGGCCGAGACTCAGCGTAAGACGCAAGAGTCCGCTGAGAAGATCAAGGTCGAGATACAGAAACTTTCAGAGAGTAGAGAAATAGAGTTTGCAAAACTCTCCTCTGGTCAACGGGAGGTCGCACTCAAGCTTGCTCAAGAAGCGGCAGAGAGAGCAGCAGAGAGAGCTTCTCGGCTCGAACTGCTCATGCTGCGTGAACAGGCTGACGACGAGCGTACCGCCGCGACGTTGGGATCAGTTG